GTTGCCGGACGGCGAAACAACCGATTAAGCAGCACATAACCTATAGTTTTATCTTTCTTTGTCTTTTGTTCTCCATGCAATTGCCATATGCTTTACATCGCAAACCATTTTCGACCAATGACCGACACATTTTATGTTGATTAGTCCTAAACTGTTTGATAACTCTATGTAATACAAGAGTTCATCACAATGTGTTATTGCTCTTGTCTGCAACTCTAATCGTTCTCTCTTGTATGCTTTTATATCCGTCCTATTTGCTTCAAGCAAACATTCGTAGATTTCAAGCGACTTGTTCTGCATCTTGTCCACAAGAGAAAATCTAAATTTCTTTGGATAGTGATTACAATTTGATGTCTTTTCCAAAGTGTGCTTTGCTAAATCTTTTGCTTTTAGAATTACAGTAAGTTCTTTACTTGCCATAATCATCACTCCGATTCAAAGAGATTAGGTGAAAAGATACAAAGTGGGCGCACGCCGTAGTTGTAGTCGCAACCGCTGCCGCTGATGTTGCCGGACGGCGAAACAACCGATACTTGCGTTTCATATCCGTTGCAAGGTGTACTCCAAGGAGTGAGCAGCCACCACCACTGTTCATTATTAGGAATCAATTTTCTGTATAGTCTGTAATCGTCAATGGAAAGAAGAGATACATAATCCGTGCAATTTCCATATTCCGTCTGTCCATCAAGAGACAATAAATCTCTTCCAAACGGAAGAATATTTTTTTCCATAATCTCATCAGCAATTTTCTTATAAAAATCGTTATTGAGATATTCACGCAGACTACTTAGTTTCCAATTGTTTGTTTCCGAATCAAAAATTTTTCTTTCCTCTAATGCATCTGAAAGACAAACATATCCGCAAGGTTTGATGTCAAGGATTCTCCATTTTGTTCCGGCAACTTCAAAATAATCGCCGACTTTCAATCCAGTAAGCCGTTCTTTCATATTTTCACTTTCCAATTTGTCAATCCGCTTTTCAAGCATTTCAACTCTTTTTTCTAAGTCCATATTATTCTCCTTTCGATACAAAGATATTAGATTTTAAGATACAGAAAGGGCGCACGCCGTAATTGACGTTGCAAACGATGTAGTTGATGCTGCCGGACGGCGAAACAATTACAATAGCATACTTCAACCCTCTTTCAGCAGTAGACCACGGTGTAATTGTCCAATAGTAATCTGTCAAATCTTCATTCACAAGCAAATCATTGTATTCTCTGGCTTCGTCAAAAGTAATAGGGCGAACCTCACAAATACAATCATTAAACTCGTTCTGATTATCAACACTCGTCAATGGCACGGAATGCTCAACAAGATTTCCAGCACCGACATTTTCCAAAATAATAGGCTTGATTTTTTCGTCAATATACTTTTTCAAAGCAGATTTATTGTAATCTCTTGTATCTCCATCAAACCGAACATTTTCAGCCATAAGGTTTTTGGAGATTACGTTTGTCGTTTCGTAATTCTGTTCCAAAACAATAAATTCATGTTTTCCAATCATGAATGTTTCGCCAGGTTTCAAGGAATTCAAAACAACCTTTTCCTTTTTCTCTTCGCTCTTCAAAATTTCAAGAGCCTTTTCAACTAATTTAATTGCTTCTTTCATTTCAATACCTCCGTTGATTTCAATTTTTTACTGCGATTTTGCACATCATTAAAAATTGCAAAAATAATCTCATGCGATAATTTAGTTGCATATTTTTCTCCTATTGCAATGCCAGTTTCTACAAACTCTTTCCACCAAGAATCATCATCTTCCGGGTAGTAATATTTCTTACGCCAATTCCAAATATCAGTCCACATATGCTGTTCTTCTGGAATCTGCGATGCATTTACGCTTCCCATACAAACACCACCTAACTAAATATTGAATTATCGTAGTCCTCAACAAATCCACCGCTTTCATTATCCCAACCAAGACAAATATTCAAATCATCGTGGTCTCCGTAGATTCGTTTGGACTTTTCATCGTAGTGTACTTTCCAACCTCTGTATGAAGTTCTTCCAAATACACGATTTTTGGTAACCGAAATTATTCTCGGATAATTTTCCATCGTATTCTCATCTTTATTTACGTTGTAGTGAATAATCACTCCTGCCGAATTGACAATATCTGAATCACCACGAATCGAATCGTCCATATCTTCATCATCAATCCCGCTATCTTTTCTCTTGTGTGCAACCAAGATAATACAAACATTGTAAAATCTAGCCATATCCTCTAGTGCGTTTGAAACTTCGCTCTGTGCTTCTAACTTACTTCCCTTAACTCTTGTTTTGTTTATCATTGTCATTAAATTATCAATAACAATAACTCTTGCATTTTGGCTTACTATCATACGTTCAATCGTATTTAGCAAGTCAGTATCTTCGTCTTTAACCATAGTACGGTCGTAAAGCATACATTTTCCACGATACCACTCTACAATCTTATCTTTTGCAGATTTCCGAACGTAACGCTTTACATAATCTCTCCTATCTTCTTCCACTACGTTTGCCGGTCCAGCAATTTGAAAATCAATCGCATTCTTAAAAAGATAATTTGGCATTTCCCCGGAATATACAAAAACATTGTCACCTTTGTTTAATGCTCTTGTTATAATCTGCCCTACGAAAGTTGATTTTCCTTTTCCTGATTTTCCAGTAACGATGGTAACAACACCGAATGGGATTCCTCCGCAAAGCAAGTTGTCTACATCCGCAATACCGGTCGGTATCTTTTCAATGCTGTATGGGTCAAGTTCTTTTACATCTGCCAAATCAATCACGTTGTCGATTGGCAACTTAACCGATTCTTCAACGCATTTTCTAACCTGCTCTGCTCCGTATTTGAGAAGTATCTCGTTTGCGTCCTTGCAGTCTTTGTAATTGTCCTCTCTGACGTGTTCTACACGGTCTTTTAGACGTTTTGCAAGTTCATCCAACAAAGATATTGAGCCTTTCTCAAAATCTCCAAAAACGATGATTTTCTTCCATTTGCAAAGCCAATCCCAACAATAGGGAATCCATGTAAAACCTTTGGCACCGGTTGGAACAGACACTGCGTTTGGTACGCCTGCCGTAGCAACTGCTAATGAATCGCAATTACCGCTTACGCTTATCCTGCCGTTTTGTCTAACAAGTATCATGCCTGTATCAACCGAAACACAATAAACTCTTTGGTCTACTTCCTCAAACCTTTTATGAGTTTCAAAGCTCTGTGTACTCACATAACTTTTTCCCAAAAGAACCGATACTTTGTAGCAATAGCTTTTTATAAAATTACCGTTTCCGCCATTTTGCTTCGTCATTATCGTTGACATATAGCCACAAGACGATGCTATAAGTTGCATTACGTCAGCATTGTGTTTTAATATCGTTGAATACTCGTATTGATTTCTTCCTTTTACCTTATTTCCATCCCACTTTACCATTTCCTCAATTATGAATTTCTTCTGTTTAACGCTTGTTCCAGTAGCAAATCCATACGGTAAGTATTTGGATGTAAGCCAATCCGGACAATGAAAGCATATCGAATCATAGTTACGTGAATCCTTGTTGCACGAGTATGTAATATTTAATCTCTCCAAGATTTCTTTTAATCTCTTTGATTTTCGCTCTAATGCTATTGAGATTCTTACATACCTATCTGTTTTTGCTTTTATCTTTCCAGTGTTTTTTCTGTAGTCAATTGTTCCATCGGCACTTATGGCTATATACAAGGCAAACATTTCATCTGTCCAATCCTTGTATTCTTCCAAATCAATACTTACAGTAGTTGGAATCTTATATCCTGCACTTATCTTTTCTCCTGCTTTTTTCTTTACTACTTTCCCTTTTTGGTTCAGAAGTACAAGGTTATGGTCGTCCGTGGTGTACGTTTCATAATTTCCACCAATTTCACACCTAACCATCTTTCCGATGTGTCTCTTGATTATTAGTCTTTTTGGTCTTATAAACGTACCATTCATTTTCTCATCTACTTGCAATACGTTTTGACCGGAATAATTTTCAAAAGAAACCCATCCATCCGGAGTTAATATTTCAGCTTTTCCATCAAAGCACTGCCCCTCTGTGAGTACAAGCGTATCAAAACTATCATCACATTGTTTCATTCCAAATAATATCGGTTTTGTGCTTGCTTCGCACCACTCCTTGTTGGCGTCCTTTGCCTTGTCAAAATCCGTTTTTCTGTACTTGACAAATTGCAGTACACCTTCTTCGTCATAGAACGGAAATGCAAGAATGTTTGGATGGCTAGTCTGTACGGTAATTTCGTACTTTTTGGCAACTTCTTCGGATATACCACGGCTTTCCAAATACTGAATCGCTTCCGGCTTTGGTTTAATTGCTTCTTTTGGTTGCTTCAACCGCTTGTATCTTTTCTTTGGACGGTAATACTCGTCAACCTCGTTGCCAAGAGAAAAATCAAAATCCTTTGAAAGCGTTACCATATTGCCGGAGATTCCACAACTGGCTCTTAAACACTTAAACTGTCCAGTTTTAAGATTTATGGAAAAGGTACGAACATTTCCCCTTGTGGCTCTTGGCTTGCAATAAGGGCAAGTCTTAAAAAACAGTTCGCCACCGTGTTCCTTAACCTCAATTCCAACATGACGAGCAAAGTTGTAAGCATCATCCGGGTTAAACTCGTAAACTTTATATCGCATTACCAGTCAGCACCTACTTCCTCTTCCTCAACTTCCGGAACAACTTCTTCCGGCTCTGCTCTAGGTTTCAAAATCTTTGGAGCATTTTGAAGATAACTCTCAAACTTCGTTCCAAACAAAGTTTCGGGTCGCAAATACTCTTTCATCTTCTCGTCTGATTTCCAATCATTACATTTACTGTCAATTACACGTTTGAAATCTTCCAAAGTGAATTTTTCTTTAAGCCTTGCATTGATAAGGCTTTGCGTCTTTTTGGTATTGTATCTGTAACTTGCACCAGTTTTTTCGTTCAAGTAATCAATAATTTCTTTCACCAAAGAAGTGTTCGTCGTGCTCTGCTCGACAATATCACTTTTCTTTTCTTCTCTTACCTTATCTTCTCTACGCTCCACTTTGTTATCAATTTGGTTACAATTCGTTTCCAAGTCGTTATCTGTACGTTTTACTTCCGTATAGTTTTTGTTGTCACTCTTGCTACAATTCGGGTACATCTTGCTACATTTTAAGGTGACTCTCGACCTTTCATCTGTATACAGTGTTGGCGTGTACCGGTCCTTTGCAATTGAGTTGTGCAGAAACCAATGTTTGATAAGTACCACGTTAGAGTTTTCAAACGTGAGTATGTATCTCTTCCTTTCAAGGATTTCAAGGTCTTTTGGAGTTGCCTGGCATTCTCTTACAATTCGGTTTGGAGCATCTACAAATCCATCATCATCGGCTCTCATGCACAGATGAAAAAACAATCCTTGTGCAGTTAATGGCATGTCCAAAAACACATCCGAACTAATCAATTTTCTTGAAAACATTCTCTTATCAGCCATCTTATATGTCTCCTTTTTTAGTTAAATGGCAGTCCATCCTCAACACCATCTGGAATGTTCATGAAGTCATTATTTCCAGATTTATTATCATTTTTCTGATTCTGTTCTGCCGTTGCCTTGCTTCCAGCAAATTCGCAATTATCAACAAGGCAATCATTTGTATATACCTTGTTTCCATCCTTATTGGTATAACTTCCAGTCTGCCAACTGCCATCAACCGCCAACTTTGTTCCTTTTTTACAATATTTTTCAACAAATTCAGCCGTTTTTCTAAAGCAAATACAACTTATAAAATCAGCCGTAGGTTGATTGTCTCTTTTGAATCTTCGGTCTACGGCAAGAGTGAATCTTGCTACTGTCATTGAATTTTCTCCCTGCGTGTATCTGATTTCTGGGTCACGAACCAATCTACCCATAAGAATTACTTTATTCATGTGTGATACTCCTTTCTAGTGCAATATATAAGTCACAAATAAATTTCGCTTCTTTTTGGAAGAATCTTTTTAATAAGTTCATCTTCTTCCGGAAATTGATAGAAAAAAATTCCAGCATCTTTTTCTGCATTTTCCGCAAACTGAAATTCTAAAAAATGCAAAACATTTCGCCTAAGTAGTTTTTCTACCGCTTCAGCTTTTTCGCTAGAAGAATAAGTAGCCATCGTGACATTATCATCACTTCCAATAGCACGGCAGTAAATAACCTCTTCCTGTCTCCAAACACAACACATATCGTATGGCATATCAATTGTTCCGTTTTGGCTTATAATTCTCATGATTATTTTTCCTCCACTTCTTTAAATTCTCCATCTACTAATTCATAGAATGTATCTTCTTTAATCCGCTCTCCGTCTACATATTCCGTCTTGACGAATTTAGGAATCCAAACGTGAAAGCCTTTTTTATCTTTATCATCCGTTCTTGCCCATTCAGCAAGCGTTATCCAGCTACCTTTTTTAGCTTTTGCCTGCGACTGATAGCCTGCTGCCATAACGACTGAATGTTTTCCTTTTGATGTAATCTTTGCGGAATCTCCACTACTG